TTATACGTGCTATTAAAAGCACGGTTGTACACGTTAGCAGCAATGTTTTCTTTCGTTTGACGGAAAGACATAGCCAAAGCAGCAGCACGTTTCTTAGAGATTTGCTCATACAAGTTGTCATCCAACTCTTCTTTAGTCACGATGTAACCCATTGCGTAAGCAACGTGTGTATAACGTGTGGTAAAGCCTTGAATTTCAGAGTCGTATGCAGTTCCTTGACCTTCAGACTTCACAGGAACCAAACCGAAACCAGACAGTTGAACGTCTTCTTCGTAGTTCTGAGTAGAAGTATCTTTGTCGAACAGGTCAACATACTCTTCTGGATGCTCATTGTAGACTTGTCCCCACCAAGCTTTAACACCAGGCCATAGAGCCTTGGGGTGGGATGCGGTAGTAATTACACCAGCCATGATTTATTTCTCCTTAATTAAACTGCAAGGTAGTTAACGACTGAGCCAGAGGCAGAGGCGATAGTACCGTACTCGTGGTAGTTAAACTTGCACAACACACGGACATAAGGACTAGCAGCACTAGTAACTTCATTGTCAACACGTTGAACAGCACCAAGCAAACGAATTGGCAAAGTAGCCGTAACTGCAGGACCTGAAAGGACCATATCAGAGAACGGTGAACTTGTAGACAAAGATGTTTGATTTGCAGCAGAGATGGTCACAGCAGCGTTCAAAGACAGTTGAGCTTGGGTTGCACCCGTAGCGTTAAACTGAGCTTCAAACAAAACAAATGGATCATCCACGACATATACATAACGCACAGTGGTACGAGTACCTGCGGGAATGTAAGTTTGTGTCAGGTCCAAAGTAGTACCAACCAAGCTTACGCTAGAATCAGCAACACGAACACCGACAATAATACCCAAAGGCAAAGCAGAGGTAGTTGTTGCACCGCCCCACTTCTGGATATAACGAATGCCATTAACATCCGAACCAGCAGCAGACATTACACAATCACCGATTGCATAGCTATTGGTAGTGTCAGAGGTAGGGATAGCGTATACACGACCCTGCTCATTCCACTTGCCACCTAGCAAGTTACCAACAGGACTAAATCCGTTGGGTTTGTTTACGTTAGCCATTTAAGACTCCTTATAAAACATTAGTTAAGTTTGATTCCACCACTTGGGGTATAGAAAGATGGATCATCTCCAGTAATCTTCCCTTTGCGGATAGAAGCATCAATGCGATTGTTTTTAGCCTGAAGTTCAGCTTGATCTTCCTCATACCATTCTTGCCGAATCTTCATTAAATATCCATATTGCTCCGTGCCTTCTGCACGAGGATTTACAAGATATCTAATTCTTTCTCCAAGATCACCATTACGGCTGATTACATTCTCACTCACGCCTCCCACTTCATCAGGTTTTACAAATTCGTAGCCACTATCCATAGCCTCTTGAATTCGTCCTCCAGTATCTGTAAAGACATGGAGGTGATAACCTTCTATCTGTGTTCGAACACTTATTTTAGCTTCTGTCCCATTAAAGACATTCCTACGTTTTCGAGTTGTACCATCTTCAGCAGGTTTGGGAGCAGCGGCTGCTGCTTGTTTATCTGCCATTTTCTCTAGAAGACGATCACGTTTTTCAAACTCATTTAGTGCACGTGGCATATCAATTTCCTTTAGTGTAAGTTAAAAATTAGTTCCAGTCAAAGTCTGCAACATATTGTTCACGAGTCATAAGCTTTTGCTTAACAAACCGATCACATGCTGACTTTGCTTCAGGGGGTAAATTCTCATAGGATTGAGCATTGCCACTACTGCGACCTTGCCTACCTGACCCAGATTCAACCCGACTGCGTATACTTTGTTTTTTACCAAACTTATTAGGAAACTCTTCTGCTAACACTTCATCAAGCTTATCTAGGAACGGCTGTCCCTTAAGCATAGGAAACTCTACTCGAAGACTCTCACCAATACCATTAACGACAGCAGTCATTCGTTTGTCTTCACCAAACCAAGTGTTGCGATCTAACCACGCTTGTAAGCCTGGATCAATCTCAGCCTGTACTGGCTCAGGTGTCTTAACAACATCTGCATCTTTAACGGCTTGTTTAGCCTCTTTGTATTCTTCTTTTGCAAGGTCCAATGCATCGTCTAAAGCATTGACTTTCTGACCGTCCCCATCGCTAATAGCTTGAGCACGGCTTTCTTTAATCTCTTGAATACGGAGTTCGTATTCATTAACTTTACGTTCATAAGTTTCACGTTGAAACTGTTTAAATTCTTCTGCTGCTTGTCGAAACTCTTTAAGTTGTTCTTTTGTAGCATTAAGGTCTTTAACAAGGTTCTCATTATTCTTACGAAGAATAGGAAGAATTTCTCGACCACGTTTTACAAAAACATCAGCATCTACCCAATCAGCTTCATTACCACGAAATCTTTCTTTAGGAACCCAACCTTGGGATTCAGCCTCATGTTGAATTTCTGGGGCAACTTCGTTGTTACTAGTAACATCATTATTTTCTTCGCTCATATCTTACTCCTAGTTTATTTCTTTGCCAAATAAGGATCAACAAGATCAACGTCAGCATCAAGAGTGCCTGTGATGTCTTTGTCGTTAACCATGCGGTACTTAAAACCATCTTTGCCTAAATACAGCAGACCTGCATACTTAGCAAAAATAACTTTATCGCCAACTACACACCAAGGTGCGGGTTCATCGGCATAGCATTGGTCGCCCATAGCTACAACAACACCAGTGGTATTACCCATCTGTTCACGATCTTTAGTCACTTCAGTAGTAAGAATGATGCCTCCTTCGGAGACTTCTTTTACTTCCTGTGGCTTGATAAGCACACGCCACCCTACTGGGTTGATACCTGATTCATTACTCATTTGGTTCTCTCTTAATAGTTGCTTCAAATAAATCTTCATACTCTAAATTTAGAATAATTGCGATTGCTCTACAGCGACCTTTTACTTCTTGCTCATCGTCAAACGCATTGTTGACTAGACCCTCTTTCATGGCTTCTCTATCTGTACCTAACATCTTCATTAGACGTTTAGTAACTGGATGATATTTCCACTCATCAAAGTTGTCTTTGCTTACTGCTTCCATTTTCTTTCCTTTTAAAACTTACTGGGGTGGTACTTGGGGCATCATCTCCTGTGGCATTGTAGGTTGCTCAGGGGATTGCTTCCCTTGGTCTAACTTCATTTTGTCGTAGACAGTATTCATAGTTTGGATAGAACTAAGGACACCTTCTCTACGTTCACGTTGCAGACCAATTTGCATATTAATTTCTTGAATACGCATTCTTTCACCTTCAGTCACAATACCAATCTTGATAGCTTCTACTTCTGCTTCAAGTCTTTGGATATGTGCTTGATTGAGTTCTGCTTCACCCATTAATTTAAGCAGACCCATCTTCATGTTTAAGTCCATCTCAGCCTGTTTAGTCTGCTGGCGCATTTGTTCAATCTGAATCTTAGGATCAGTTGGTTGCGGTACAGCATTTGGTCCTCTAGGATCAGGCAATAACTTATCAATGTTAGTGACCTTCATTGCTTTCAAGAAGGCATACTCAGCTTGATAACGATCATACAAACCAGCAGTTGCAGCGACACGTTGTGCAATGGCAGCAGCTTGGTTAATACGTTGAGACTCAGAAGTTATAGATGGATCAGAAGTAGGCATCACATCTGTAACAGGACCTGCATAGTCAGAGACTAAAACAATACCTGCGTTTTGACCATTAGATACGTAAGGTGTGTTCTCAGTAATAAAGATTTGATTTAAACGATACAGCTTACGGAACTCTTGTTTCAAGCTACGATGAGTACGTTTAAAGATTCCGTTAAACACCTTCATACCCTGCTCAGCCATAGTGCGAGTAGTTTCAGCAGGAGTGTTTTGACCTGGATTTTGTCCAGACAGAATGTCTACAGAACCACCAATGCGTTCACCATAGTTAATCAACAGGTTTAACAATGTAAACATAACTTGTGATGGCTCACGTACTGGCAAAGGAACAATGCCTTTACGCAAATCATCACCTGTTGTGTCTACATGCTTCCACTCCATAGGATTGAAGGAGTAGTTACCACCACGTAGCTTAATACCACGGCTAAGGAATCCACCAGCAGTATTAGCCATAGTGCCAGCATCGACAAGCTGGTTGATGATTGTGTTGATTGACTCATTCAAAGGACCAAGAAGAACACCAAAACCTAGGTCGTAGAAACCACCATCAGGAGATGGAACAAAAGGATATTTAGTAAAGTAATGCTCAGCTTTAATGCTGAGGATTTTGCCTTCATCATTTCGCTCAATATCGTTTTGAGCATATCTAGCAACAATACGAGCAACTTGTTTGTTGTCTCTACGAACATAAACAATGTAAGGCTCAGCATAACCATCATCATCAAAGTCAATGTGGCAATGTTGTTCAATGACTTCAATAGGTGTGCTTGAATCATTTGGTCCTGGAGGCATCAGACCTTGAGCATTATCTTGAGCACTCTGCAAGTTATCGCTAATTGATACAATTGCTTGTTGTTGACTACGGCCTTCAGATACATCAAGCCATAATCCACGAGCTACTCGCTCATAAATGTCATTAGTAGACATTTGAAGAGCATGGCTAATTCGAGGAGCAGTCTCTAAGCTCTTAGTCCAGTAGTTAACTACTAAATCTTTAGCCAATACATTTTCAGAGATGTTGTGTTTCTTAACTGGATCGTAGTAGGTCTTCTTAAATGCACAACCAATAATAGGCTGTGTAATAAGAACCTTGTCCATCTCGCTTTCCCAATCCTCGTCTTCTTCAAGAATTTGAAAGCTCATGTGTTCTTCAACACGAGAAGCACGTTCGCCACGTAGTCCGTCTTTATCTTGACCAACAACACGGCACTTAACTGGCAAATCACTGTCTATAAGTACAGGATAACTGCGAGCATGGTACTGAAGTGCAGCAATAGTAATAAGAGGAAACTTGACGTTGCTAGCATTAGCCCAAGGAAAGTTTTTGGTTTCAGCAACTTGTAGTGCTAGTTTAAGAGAAGCTTCAGTACGCTTTTCCCAACTGTCACGAGAATTAAGATCAGTGTCAAAGTCTCTGACAATTTGAACCCCAATAGTTGTCAAATCCTCTTTGCATAGGAGGTTTGCAATATTGGCCTCATATACGAGGTCTTCAATGTTAAACTTTTCTTTAAGGTTCATTTCTTAGTACCCACAAACAGCAGATCGACCTGAGTCTACTACATTACTTTCACGAATATAAGCCTCGTACTCTTCTTCTTCAATTTCTTTTTCGGTTGGTGCTTCCCACATCCTATCGAGCATCAAGCCCAAGTAAGCCCAAGCATCTACTTGGTCATCATGCTTGTCTCTAGGAAATCTAAGAAGCTCATCCTCAAAGTTTTGATACCAATCAGTTTCTTTGTCAAATCGACAAGCCCCACTTCTCATACGAGCTTGGATACTCCTAGCACGGGTAAGTTTGTCACCGCTTGGTTTTAACAACACTGTGTTAATAAACTCACCTCGCTTAAGCATCTCTTCGTTAAGATAGGGACCAATAGCCTTCTGAATAGTACCTTGTTCGAGTCCAAAGAGTACGGGCTTATAAATCTTTTGGATCATCAGGATTGTATCTACAATCTCTAATGCGTCCATACGTTCTTTAATTACGTGCTTACAGTACAATTTTCCCTCGTCATCCATACCACCAACTACAAAAGCAGAATAGTCAGCACGTTGGGATTGAGATACAGCTAAATCACAAGTAGCATAGTAGACCAATTTCTTTTTTTGGTCTTCAGGTTTCATTGCTACAAAGTCTACTTTCTTAAAGAAAGTGTCGCTAATATCCAACGGAATGTTTAGCATCTCTTGAGAATAGATGTCAGCTAAACCTTGCCGCACGTAGTCATCTTTGAGCATTTTGAATTGCTCAGCAGTCTTCATCTCAGGCCATAGCAAAGTTTCAAAGTCGTCTGTATGAGCACGATACTTAACAGACTTCCAAGGCAATACATTTCTAGAATATTCTTTAAGGTCTTCTCGTACTAGGTCTTTGACACCTCTATGGGTAGCCAACTGAGAAGTAGGCATTAAGTTCTCTAATAAACTGTCTAAGTGTAGGATAGTTCCTACTATACGTATCTTGCCTGAAGAAGATACGCAAGGAATAAGAGCACCATAGAACCAGCGTTTAAACTTCATACGCCTGTCTTTGTTCATAACAATCTCGTCATTCTCCATGTCATCACCAATGACTAGATCAGGACGTAAGTTAGCCCACTTCAGACCACGAAGTTTTTGCTCAGAACCTTTAGCTTGGATACGGAAGGTGTACCCATCATCCATCTCAACAATCAGATCGTCTTCTGTATCTTTGGGGAATGGTCCATCTTTAATTGAAAACAAGGATCGCAGATCCTCGTTATCAAGAAGTTCTTTCTTAATGTCTCCAAGAAATTGGATGGCTTGAGACACTGTATCTGAAACAATAAGTACATATCGAGACTCCCTAAATAAGACTGAAGCTAGGGTATATGCGTGAGTTACAGCCGTAGACTTGGCATGGTAACGAGGGGCAGCTATGGCTACTTGTTTAGCAGGGCTAGTGACTAAATCCCAGATTTCTTTATGAAACTCTGGGGTAGCAGCAGGTCTATCAAAGTTTTTACGAAGGACTGAATTAACAAATCCTTCCATAACATCAGCATTTAGCTTGGTCATTTTATTTCAATGATTTCGGCTTCAATGGTGTTCTTTTTCATATTGGCAAACCTAGCAAACTCCTCTGACAGTTTAAGCAGCCTGTCATCAATAGTCTTTTCAACTTCTTCCTTAACAGGATTGTCTAAGAGTTTCTGTTGCTTGGTCATCAAATCTGTGGTGATCTTCAAAGCTACGTGAGCTTTAACTGGGATGCGTACAATTTCCCCAGTCTTCTGGTCAAACTGTGCATCACCCAAATCAAGACGTTCTTCTGTAGCCTTGAGAGCTTTGTTGATAACACGTTTTAGGTTGGAATCCATCTGCTGAATATCTTCAGCCTGTAATTGCAGACAGTATTCTTTGAACCAGTCTGTAGTTTTCCAAGTCTTAAGAGTAGGTAAGGGTATACCCGTAACAATAGCAGTCTCTGCCATGCTGCCTAACATCAAATACGTACTGACAGCTTGCAGTCTCTGGTTTTGAGTCCAGACAGACTTCTTGTATCTACGATCATGTGATGTTTTTCTACGCATTACTTCTTCATTTTCTTAAGAGTTTGTGCCAAACGAGCACGTTGACCCATCTTTCCAGGCTTTTTAGCAGCAGCTTCTAGCTTGGCAGCAGGGATAGTCTCACCCTTCTTGACACCAAGAGATTCACGCAAAGCACCTGGGTTCTTAATAGCACCAACTATCCAGTTCTTTGTAGAATTAAGGTTCTTCTTAACGTTAGACTTAGTAGCCATTGAGGGTTCTCCAGTAGGATTAACGATACTTTGCAGTTTTAGCAGCAATCTTTTTAGGTTGAGCTACAAATTGTTTGCCTTGAGCTTTACCTTCTCGCTTGGCTTTAGTAGTTGCAGCATACTCAGCAGGACTTAAAGACTTGATAGCAGCTTCAGGCAGATAACGTTCACCTGTTTTAGATGAGGGTTTACCCGACTTGGTACGCCACTTCTGAGCAGTCCAATCTTTTAGGGATTTCTGTGGGGTTTTCATATCAATCCCTATAGCCGCCACCTGCGGCTTTATATTTCTTAGCTACAAGCTGAGCTTTACGAGCTGACCATTGTCCAGCAGCAGTACCTTGGGTAGCTGAAGCTTTCACTTGAGCAACAATCTTCTTACGAAGAGTTGGTTTAGTGTAGTTACCAGCAGCATTTACTGTGGACTTCTTGGTAGCCATATCAGCACTTCCAAGCTCTGAGAGATTTATTGATACGACTGTTAGGGTCTTTAGCAGTCTTGGCAGAAGTCAGTTTCTTCTTCATGCCTTCCATCCTTGCACAGAAAGAATCTCTACGAGCACCACCTTCAGGTTGAGGAGCTTTTAATCCAGGCTTACCTGGGTTAGCTGCATTGTAAGAAGCTCGACCCTTGGCATTTAAACCACCATTAGGATTCTTGCCTTCTTTACGTTGCCAAGCAGGGGACTTAGAACCAGTACTCTTTGAAGCACTTTTTTTAGCTGTAGCCATAGGAACTCCTTCAATTGAAAGGTGGGGTACTAGCTCTACACACGCTGTTTGTCCGCAAGTAAAGATATGTTGCTCAGCATTGTTGGGTGTTCCCCCGATGGGTTGGACTATATCATCCTTTTAAATTTAATGGTACATAGTTTGTTGTCACATAAGTGACAGTAAATGAACTTTATTTATCATATGAATACTTTCGTTGGACTTGACAAGCTTTTTTAAAAACACGACACTGAGGGCTTCTTTCTTTTACTCTTTTCTTTCTTAGGTTCAGGTAAACAACAGCTATTGTTTAATGCGAGTTCTGTAAGAACGAGCACCTACCTTGAGACAGTAACCCCCCCTCTTGTTTCCGCAGACCTCTGGTCGAGGACTGCTATCACAAAGGAACCCCCCCTTTGTTATAAAAGTTGTGGCAGCGTTATATGTTGTAAGAAGTAATATTTCACACAAACATATTTTCCCCCTCCTACCCTACTTATTACATAAACCTATAGGCATAACCTATATCTCACCCCTTATTGCATAGTTATCCACAGGTTATCCACAACTGTGTTTATATACACTGTGTATTACACCAGCAATGTTATCAACAACTTACATTACATCTGCCCCCTATTAACTAGCTCCTACATCATTCCCATTGTTCGGTGTCTGTTAGCTCATAGACGCATCTAAACCCTCCTTGGTTGCGTTATCTCCTACCAGTTGGTACACAGATACTGCTGTCCTACATTTGTGCCTTGTAGGTCTACTAGTCTCCGCTACCAAACCATTGGTCTTGTAGTTATTGATGAACATACGCTCCCTGTAACGTTAAATTGCTCACGCTGGTCCCGCCCCCAGCTTCTTGTTCAGGTTGCCCCCGCTTCGCTCAGCACAAACCACGCCAGTCGTCACTGCGTTCCTTTGTGGCATGGCTGCGGGCTTGCGCCTTTGTGCCTGGGCAATCCCTCCCTGCGGTCGGGACATCGGCCTGCGGCCTCGCCTTCACTCCCAGCTCTTGTGAGGGGGCGGTCCCCTCTTAGATCAACTTAACTAGGAGCTTCAAATGTCTACTCAAAACAACTTCGACTTCAATGGCTTTAACGCTTTGACAGAACGTAAACCTGCTGGCTTACAAATCTTCTTGGCTCAGCAGCTTCTCTCTAACGCACTCTGGTCTATGGAGAAATACGACAACCCTCGTCAAACAGAGGTTCGTGATGCTCTCAACGCTATCAAATCTCTCCGTGCTCAACTCAAATCTGATGCAGCAGCTCGTGCAATTGGTGAGTAATTCACCTTCAACTAAGGTAGTAGCTAACAACTACTACCTTTTTTTATGTTCATACTTGGAGATCAAATCATGCTACTTATCAAACGAATCATCTTCCTCTTAGCAATACTCTTGTTTGCTAAAGTCTTTGCTATCTCACAACACACTTACTCTTGTAGTTCAGATACTGAGTGTGAAGAAGAGAGAGATGCTCTCTATTGCCTGATTCTCTGCCAACGTTGAACCAGAGATCATCATGGAATATCACCAAATCTTTCACGACATCTACTCTGTCATTAGACCATCTACGCATGGGATCAGTGACATCGAATGGGAGCATGGATGTCGTATCAAACACACTGGTCTAACAGACTTTCAAAGACGAAGCCTACTTCATTTCAATAGCTATGAAGTACTGAACTCTGAACAGTGGGCTATCTACATCGACTCTCTCACCAATCCTGGAGTTGTTCCTAGTAACAATTTCGTCTCAACCAGAGTTATCCGTGACAAATGGGACTCTGATCGTACTATCTATTAAGGGTAAACCCTATGAGCTTTGAAGACTATCTCCCTTTTTGTACTTGCTGTTACGCAGTAAGAGTAGAGCCACAACGGGCTAGACGTATACGTCCAACATGTGCTGCTTGTGGCGAGAAGATCGCTAAAGAACGCACATTCACAGTAGCCAACAGCAACAAGCAAGGCTACGAACTCATCACTGATCCAACAATCCTCAAACAACTTAACCCAAAGAGGACGATGTGAGTAGCTTGTTCGCTCCTCACCGCAAGCTGTGCGCCAACTGCGTTGGCACTTGCTTGCAATGCTCGTCGCTCACATTGGCAATCGGGCTGGCATCCCGCCCGACAAGCGGGGGCGGTCTGGCTGCGCCCTCTACTTTGTGTAACTTAACTGGAGAACATTATGCAACTTGATTTAGTAGATGAAATGAACTGGGAAGACAGTGACAAGGTAGAACGTATTTCTTTGGAGGAAGCAGGTTTTGAAGAAACTCCTTTGGTTGAAGAGACACATCTACATGGAACTGTATTTCGTAGTGGTATCCATTCCTACTTGGATTGGTTCTATGAAGGTTCTGTAGAAGGTGGAGATTACTAAGATGTGGGTCATAGAAGATAACGGCTATGACCTAGTTCTTGTAAGTTTGGAGGATGATAATGCTCAGCCTATACCAGAGCCACAACAACTAGAACTGTTTGAACTTGATGAGTGTTACTAAGAACTTTCATATTCCATTGGCAACAGTGGAATATGGAGGCGACTTGCCTAAACCCCTCAACAACTGGAGATACAAAATGGATACTCCCATGATGTCTACTCTGTATGCAGCAGCTACTGAAGCTTTGGTTTCAGATGCTTCTGCTACGAGTACGTTTGAAAAGATGATACAGGTTGCGTTTACGCACAGCTCTGTAGAAACCTTCGCTAAAGACTTGAAAGATACTGAGAAACTCATTAAAAAAGAGTTTGAAGTGTCATCTATGCCTGGTCCTTGGAGGTCAGCTAAGTCAGTCATTCACAGTGCTATGAAGTTAGGCATTGGTTTGGTTGATGACAATGGTGGCTTCTATGGCAAAACGTTCTTGCAAAACAAAATCAAAGACTCTAAGACTGATACGAAAGAACCAGAGACTAGTGAAGAGTATGGCAACCGAGTCATCAAGATGCTTATGTCTGTACCTGAAGGCATTGATGCTGTGGCTGTTGTCAAACAAGTCAAAGACTTCTTGAAGGTAGTTGACTGATGTTAACTCAAAGCATAGAAGTTATGCGATACATACGGGCTAGTGCTGGTAGACAAGGCATTTCCGTTGTATTTGAAGACGTAAATCAACCTAGGCATGATGGCAAAACTATCTATCTGCCTAAGATTACGTCCATGACTACTGACATCGAACTCAAAGAGATGATGGCATCTGTTGACCATGAGGTTGCACATGATCGCTACAGTTCTTTCGATGTGCTTAAAGAAAAAGCTGTTGATCCACGAGGATTGTTATTGTTTGTTTGGAACTTCTTAGAAGATTCCAGGATCAACAACATTGAAGCTCGTGAATATCAGGGTTTTAGAGAAAATTGGGACGAATCTAGTTCTATTTTGATTGACAATATCTTTGCCAAAGCCAAAAAAGATGGTGCAATTGTCTCAAAGCTTACAACATCCTTACTATCTTGGGAAGCTGGTGTCTCTGCAGCAGCATTTCCTACGATAGAACTCATCACAAGCAGAACAAAGCCTAACAAGAAGATTCTAGATGTTCTTAATAACTTCACTGATCGTCTTGTAGCTTGTCATTTTATTCTTGACAAGAGGCTTGGCACTGAAGCTACTTATTCTTTGGCTGTAGATATTCTCGAAAAGCTGCAAGAAGAATGTGGTGAGGAGTTCAAACCTGTGCCTAAGCCT